GAACCTATGAAAAAATGGTTTCAAGATAAATTTAATTTACCGGTTAAAACCGTATCAGCTTATTAGAATTATGAAAGTAAAAATAACAGAAAATAAATTATTCAATTCAATATACAATTATATTGATAAAACATTTAATCCAAGTGAAATGTCTTGGGTTTATGGTTCTAATGAAGATGATGAGTATGGTTATCCTGATATTGATAGTGAAAATGAAAATTTTTTAATGTTCTATAAAGGAGATTGGGAAGGTGAGTATGATTCTGATGTAGTGTTTCATTATTTTGATATTGATTATTATGATGAAGACACAGTTGGTAATTGGAGAAACCAGGCACCAATTTTAGAAGTTATTGGAGAATATGGTCAACATTTAGATGAAATGTTTGAGAACCATTGGGAAGAACCTATGAAAAAATGGTTTCAAGATAAATTTAATTTACCGGTTAAAACCGTATCTGCTTATTACAATTATGAAGATTAAAATTAATGAAAGTCAATATAGAAGACTATTAGAAACTATAACTGATTCTAAAGTAATTTGTGATGAGTGTGGTTGGTCATGGGATTTAGCCGATGGTGGTGACGACCCATACATTTGTCATAAGTGTGGTCACAATAATTCTGAAGAAGATTATATTGGAAAAAAAGTTATGGTTTATTATAACCTACATAAACACACTTTTTCCGTTAGATATAATAATAAAATAATTCTTCATGCTGATTATGTTAAATTAGGTGATGTTGAATTTAGAGTTAGAAAAGGTGGAAAAGAGCGTGTTCGTTCTGAAAAACAAAAAAATGTTCATGCGTTTGTAATAGGAAATTTAATGGGTTATTGTGAATATCCTTGTGATGATATTCCAAACCCAACATCTGATATGGTCGTAACTTATAATCCGTATAAATACGATTCGTTTGTTTATAAAAATACAGAAGAGCCGGTATATAACGCAACTGAAGTTGATATGATAAACTCACAAAATAAATTATTTGTAGTTAAAAAATAATATGGCATTACCAAACAAAATAAAAAAAACAATACCTTTAACATTTCCAAAAACTCTTTATCCGAGAAGAGAAGAATTATTGGAAAAAATTAATAAGGATGGAACTTATTTGCCTAAATCTATTTTACATGCTGATTTGGATGGTGGAATGTTAAATTTTGTTCAAAATGAATTACAAACAATTGTTGAAGGTAAAGTGATACCTACGGTTGATATTATTATTACAACACAAAACTGGTCTCAATTTACTGAAACTTGGAACTTCCAAGATTTAGATTCAAACGTTTCCCCTCCGTTTATTACCATTGTGAGAAACCCTGAAGTTAAATTCGGAACTAATCCTGCATTACTTTATAACATTCCAAATAGAAAACAATATTTTTATGCTCAAGTTCCTACTTGGGATGGAAATAGAAATGGTATGGACATATATAAAATACCTCAACCTGTTCCGGTAGATATAACCTATTCTGTTAAAATTATTTGTAATAGAATGAGAGAATTAAACGCTTTCAATAAAAACATTCTTGAAATGTTTGCATCTCGTCAAGCCTACACAACAATCAAAGGTCATTATATTCCAATCATAATGAATAACATTACTGATGAGTCAGTTATGAATATTGATAAAAGAAAATATTATATTCAAAGTTATGATTTTACAATGTTAGGATTCTTAATTGATGAAAATGAATTTGAAATTACTCCGGCAGTTTCAAGAGTTTTAACTGTAATTGAATTTGAAAAAGAATCTTTTATGAGAGGGCGAAGAAAAAATATTACAGATGAAGGAACTGAAACAAAAATTTTATTTGTTGTTGGTAACAATATTATTTCACAAGTTTTTGATTACACCGTTGATTTAAATTTAGGTGAAACATCAAACATTGAATCATTTGATGTATACCTAAATAACCAATATTATGGTTCTGATTTATTTCAAATACAAATCAATACCAACGATGTTTTAAGAATTGTAGTTGTTAAAAATGATGATACTTTAGAAGGTTCTATTGTACTACAAAACCAATTAGTTTAATCCTCACCGTAGATATCCCTCTTTTCCTTACATTTATCAATAATCATTCTTTCTAAAAAACGATACATTTTAATCCCCCTCTTTTCACAATAGGTCTTTAGGATGTTGTGAACCTCAATTGATATCTTTAGGTTCTTAATTTTTTTTTCATTATCTGCCATGGTAGAATAAAGGCAGAATTTATTCTACCTAATTTATAAATACTTCTTACAAAGTAAAGTATTTTGGTTTTTTTGATAATATTTATCAATAAAAATAAATTTACAAATTAAAAAGACAAACTAATGGCATCAAATCAAAAAGTATTCGTATCTCCTGGAGTATATACTTCTGAAGTTGATTTAAGTTTCGTAGCGCAAAGTGTGGGGGTTACCACATTGGGAATTGTAGGTGAGACCTTAAAAGGTCCGGCTTTTGAACCTATCTTTATACGAAATTTTGATGAATTCACAAATTTCTTCGGTGGAACTTCTCCAGAAAAATTTATAAATACACAAATTCCAAAGTACGAAGCGGCTTACATTGCCAAATCCTACTTACAACAATCTAACCAATTATTCGTAACGAGAGTGTTAGGATTATCTGGTTATGATGCAGGACCATCTTGGTCTATAACAACTAAAGCAAATGTTGACCCAACAACGGTTAATTTCTTTTGTGAAAGTGCAACAACAGTTGACTGTGTAACTGAATGTGTTGACTTTAAAACTATAAACTATTCTGTTGATTTCTCGGCATGTACAAATAGTGTTGATAGTGTAGTATTTACAAACACATCTAACTTACCGGCAGAAATATCTACAATTTTATATGAACCTTACGAACAATTTGATGGTTCTACAAGTTCATTATATCAAGATATGTCTAAACAAATCTTCGATATTGTTTCAACACCGGCAAAAGAAGATACTTCAATCTATTACTACGGAGCAATTCCAACTAGTGTATATTCAGGTTTAAGTGCTGTTTATACGGGTGAAACAAATGTTTATGAGGTTGATAATGTAAGTGCAGATTTAAATAATTATTCGGCATCACAAAATGACCCTTGGTATTACTCATTATTTGATAATGTAGGGAATGCTGCTTATACAGGATTTTCATTTTGGTCAGTAGTAACAGGATTAACATTAACACCTATTATTACAACAACAACGACATCATCAACAACAACTACAACTACAGACCCTTGTACAACAACTACATCAACATCAACTACTTCAACAACAACGGCAAGACCGGTTCATTGTTATACGGGTACATTGATTGGGGTGATTTATGTTTATTCGGGAACAGCATATACAGACTATGATGAATTAGTTGTGGCAACACTTCGTTCAAGAGGTTTATCAACTTATGGTCTTGATGATGGACCTGTTTATGAAGTATCAGGATTAACTGATGTTACTTTAGATTGTACAGGAACATATTCTGGTGTAACTAAAAACCCGTTTTCAACTTTCGGTGTTAACATTACAAGTAAAGACGGTGACCAATATTTCTTTGAAACATCCTTCTCAAACTCTGATTCTAAATATATAAGTAAAGTATTTGGTTCATCTAACTTCTCTAAACCAAGAACAGTAGTTCCGTTATTTGTTGAAGAAAGATTCCAAGCTTTATTAACAAACGCTTGGAGAATGGGTTATATTAGAGGTTTAAGTTGTGAATTAACGGCTTTACCGGATGCTCGTCAAGGGATTGACCCAACATCAATAGCATTTTATTTAGAAAAATATCAATCTCCTGTATCTCCATGGGTTGTATCTGAATTAAGAGGTAATAAAGTTTATAACTTATTTAAATTTACAACTATTGCTGATGGTGATGCGGCAAACGTTGATGTTAAAATATCATTAGCTAACATGTCGTTTAATACTGGTACTTTTGATGTATTAGTAAGAGATTTCTTTGATACTGATTCAGCACCTGTTGTTCTTGAAAAATATACTAATTGTAGTATGAACCCTCAAGACAATTCATTTATTGGTAAGAAAATTGGTAGTTTAGATGGTGAATATCCATTATTATCAAGTTATATTATGGTTGAAATGAATGAGGATGCACCGATAGATGCACTTCCTTGTGGATTTTTAGGTTATGATTATAGAGAATATGCGGGTGTAAGACCACCATTCCCATTAATCAAATCTAAATATTATTTCCCTGGTGAAGTTGTTTACAACCCACCATTTGGATTAGCGTCAGGTGATGACGACCCAACAACAAGTGCGGGTGATAATGTTAGAAGAACTTATTTAGGTATTTCTGATACTGAAGGTATTGATGTTGATTTCTTCCAATATAAAGGAACACAACTTCCATTAAATATTTGTAATGATACTGAAGGATTACCTTGGAACTTTAGAACTAGAGGTTTCCACATGGATAAAAATGCAAGTGGTATTACTATTCCAAATATATTTGTAACTAGTGGTACACCGGCATTCTTTGTTGGTGATGCAACATTTACATCAGACCCTGATAGTGAAGAAAATCCATACTACAGAATTTTTGCACGTAAATTTACATTATTAGTTAAAGGTGGATTTGACGGATGGGATATCTATAGAGAATTTAGAACTAACACTGACCAGTTTATGTTAGGTAGAAGAGGTTATTTAAAAGGAGCTTGTCCTACTATTAAATATCCTACAGCGTCAGGTTGGGGAGCGTTTAAACAAATTGTTGTTGCGGATAATAGACAAGATTTTGCAAACACTGATTATTACGCATACTTATTAGGTCAAGAAACATTTGCAAACCCTGAAGCGGTTAATATTAACGTATTTGTTACACCGGGTATTGATTATGTTAACAACTCTAATTTAGTTGAAAATGCAATTGATATGATTGAATATAGTAGAGCAGATTCATTGTACATATGTACAACACCTGACTACAATATGTATGTTCCATCAACAGGTAACCAATTAGATTTTATTTACCCACAAGAGGCTGTAGATAACTTGGCTAATTCAGGTATTGACTCTAACTACACGGCAACTTATTACCCTTGGGTATTAATGAGAGATACGGTTAATAATACACAAATTTATATACCGGCAACGGCTGAAGTTACAAGAAACTTGGCATTAACCGACAACATTGCGTTCCCTTGG